TAAATATAATACTAAATAATTGATAACCAACAAATTAGCATAAATATTTTGTAAAAATCAACTTATTTATTTTCATTCTACCTAATTACCGCCTTCCGTTAACATCGGGTTCATTACGTGGGAGTTAATCCCTTCCATCAGTTGTAACATCCTAAACAGTTTGGCCTTTTCTTCCGGGCTCAACGGTTGCTTTTCCTCCTTTTCATTTTCATCCTGTTTTCTCCACAGGGCATTTTTCTGAATAAATGCTGAATAGAAAACTTCCAACTCCTCCTGATACGCTTTCCAGTAGAAATCAATCTTTGCATCAATCAACAGAAATTCTGCTTCAGTGCATTCAATTATCAAGACCTTTGCCCGGGAATAGCTTGATTTATATTCAAACACTTTCCCCCTGAGGCTCCCCAATACGCTTGAAATTACCTGTCTGCAAAACTGTTTGTCCTTTCCGGAGTATTTCAGTTCGTGGGGCCTGATCTGGTCCCCTTCAATATCGGCCAATGAAATACCATGCTTTTTCATCAGTCGTTCCAACATGGCTGTTGCGTTTTCCTTTTCCCCTCCAACGCCCCGATCTGCAAGGGCCTTCAGTTTCTTTGCAAGTTCAATTACTTTCTCATTCATACGGTTGCTGTTTTAAGGTTTCACGGCCAAAAGTAAACCGCTGAAACCAGAAAAGCAAACAAAAGTATCTTATTTTGAAAATAAATCTTTCCATTTAGAAAAGGGAGGGCAAAAAAAAGAGGCAACCAACTCAATGATTGCCTCAATATCCGGGCTGTTCAACCACACGCATCCCACCAGTTTATTTCAACTGCCATACCTTACGGTAAAGCCTTGTCCGTTGCGCCCTTAGTATTTTTCATACTCTGCTTTGGAAATAATGTTTTCTGAAATCATTGCATCAGCAACAACAGTGCTGCCTTGCTTTGCAAGCATTTCCTTTCCTCCTTTGAATTTTACAAAGATTTGTTGCCTTTTTGGGTCCGTTCTGATAACAGCCCCCTCAAACGCATTAAGGAAATAGACCGGCTCCTTTTTTAGTTTCTCAAAAAGTTCATCCCTTGTCATTTCACTGCAAAATTAACGTTAAATTGTTAATATTTAACAAATTACAAATATTTTTCAATCCAAACTTATCTGCCTGATTTTGGTGTAATAAGCTATTGCCTTTTTTTCAATAACCCTCATTTTGGCCGCATCACTGTCAATCAATGGGTTAAGGTTTCTCCATTGTTCATAATAGTCATGACCCAGACCAGGCTCCAGACCGCTTTTGCGCTTGATCTTTTCAAACAGATCATCCCCGAGAATAGCCCTTGCACTCTTTTCAGAATCCTTGCCATAAATCATTTGCGGAGTATTGACCTGAATTTCCCCGGTTGCCCCTCCCTTGACCTTTACATTAAACAGGTGGCCGGAGTACCCCAAGGGGTCCGTTTCCTTCAGCCTTTCAGTCCTCCGGATTACCTCAAAGTTTTTTTCAAGCCCGGCAAATACCTCTTTGAATTTAGATTCAGGGCAAACAAAAGTATTCCGAACAATGTCCTTGACCATTAAAAAATCCCCTCCGTACTCATTTGCGGCCTTTTCTGCAATCCTGCTAACAGATTTAAGGTTTATCGGGGTGACAGTAATTCCCATACTCTGAGCCAACGCCAATGATTTCAGGTCCAGTTCCGGGGCTGCCTTACGTGCTTCGGTAATGAAAATCCGGTCCCTTTCCAGTGGCACAATTCTCAGGTCCCGGTTTAACGTGGTAAGCAAACCGCCCTGAATCATCCCCCCGGCAAAATTATCCTTAATAAAGTAGGGCTGTGACTTCCATTGCGAAGCCCGGGCCTTATTCCGATCAATCCAATCCTTAAAACCATTTGGAGGCTCTTTAACAGCGTTTCTCCCTTCAATGGGTGTTATCCCCTTCCCGGACAACAATTGTTCCTCCATACGGTCATATTCGGCTTCAGTGGCAAATATCGGGACTGTATGGCACAGGCATTGAGGATGCCAACCACGGAAAACGAAATCCTTCGGATATTTCCCCTTCAAGTCGTCACAAATATCAACCTCCGGGTGTCTGTTGGATAGCCTGACCTCATACCCCACAATGAAGGGGAGGCTTTGGTACCTCTGGTTTTCGGCACTCCGGTACGCCATATTGATCTCTGTCCGGGTTAATCTCAAAGCATTCTTATAACTGGACCGATATACGCCCCTCCCCGGGTTGTATGCCTTGGCTGCTTTGGACAGGTGTAA